TGGGCTGATGAAATCATCTGCTGGGAATGCGGCAACAAAATAATAGAACTTATTGGGCAAAACATGGTGAAGTATTTTGATGAGTTAGAAAAGGAGTTATCATGAAATGCCTTGATTGCCTTACAGAGCTAAACGCCTTCAACAAGTGGGGCAAGTATTGTTTAAACTGTTTCCACAATCGTTATATGGAGTGGAGCAACTCCCCACGCCATAAAGAAGGAGTTAGCATGAAGTACGACCATTTTATTGATGATACTGGCGTAACGCTCATGCCAGTATGCGAATTATGCGACACAGGTTATTCATCCATGTTTGCTTATGAGACCCATGAGTGCCGAGGAAAAATCATTGCCGAAATTGCCCAAAAATTGCGGGAAGAGTACCCTCACCCGTCAGAGGAGGCAAAGGCCTGGGCTTATGCTTACGCTGAACTCATAGAGGAAGAGTTGTCATGAAGTGGTCGTGGGCGGGTAAGTATGTGGGGGAGGTTCTCGCTCAAAGAGCCCTAGTGCTAATCCCCCATATCACCACTACTCAACTGACTAAGAAGGAACTAGCATGACTCACGAGGAATTGTTGGCGCATATAGACGCCTATCTCATTCCCACAATGGAGAGAGAGCCAGGACCTCAAAATGCTGCCATAGGAATCCTTAAAGCCTTTCGTTCCGTTATTGAACTACATGAGCCAGGAGATTATGGACACAACTCATGGCAGGCGTGTTTGGAGTGTTCCTGCCAAGAGTGCAATACTGTCGTTGTGTGGCCCTGTGCCACCATTACAACTGTTAAGAGGGAGCTCTCGTGAAAGATGATGAAAAACGCCTCCGGGCTTTAGGTTGGATGACTCTTGATGAGTTCTTGGAAAAACTAGGCACCGGGCTTAAGTACTACATGAAGGAAAATACCTACGTCGGCAAAGAGCCTGAGCGTCTGCACCATCCAGAAGATTTGATTGTTAATGCTCAGGTCTTTATGGAGGCTGCCTATCACGTTCTTGTGAGCTTCGGCGCCGCACCTGTTCAAAAGGGCAAGAATGAGCGCACTCAATAAGCAACAATGGCACCTCAAGGAAGAGCACTCACATAAGCGCAAAGGTTATGAGGGCGCATACGAACCACATGAGATAAAGCCCAAAAGACCAGAACCTAAGAAGATAAGCAAAGAAGAACTCTTCTCTCGCATATCTCAGAAACCTGACCCAGCAACTGTAGAAGCCATCCTTCAAGAAGAGGAGGGGTTGTGGAACAGCTAAATGATGAATGGGACGATGTAATGGGAAGAATGTCTTACCTGTTTCTGCGCCAAGAGCAACACGATGAGATTAGGAAAGAACTAGCTGCAAAGGAAGATGGTGAGTTGTGGGAGAACTAAGTGTTATCTACATCCATGATGGAGAAGAGCATCGTCTTCCTGACGGAGAGGTTTTTAGACGTCAAGGAGAGAACTTATTTCAGATTTCAGTCATAGATGGAGTACGGACTTCCGTACTAGTTGCTCAAGTACCGCCTTGGGCAGACACCAGTGAAGTGCAATATAAGAACTGGGCTATCACCTTTGTTAAAGGCCCACAAGTAGATAACGAAGAGGAGCTATGGGAGAGCTAGGCTTTGACTACCACAAGGCTATGACGGAAGGTCATGGCTACAACGAGGAGATTGCTCGTCGTTTACGAGCAGAGGGAATACGTTGCTCTGTTCCAGAGTTAACGCTAGTCAGCAGTGCCGCTGAGATTGCTCACATGACTAAGACCGATAAAGACATCATCTGTGATGACTTGGACTTAGTTCTAGAGGTAAAGAGTCGTTCACTCCGATTTACCGGAGTAATCAAGAAGTTTCCTGACCAAGACATCATTGTGGATACGGTATCGGGCTATGACAAGAAAGAGACAAAGCCCTACGCCTATGTAATGATTTCGCAGGTAACGCAAGAAACGTTAGTAGTTCCTACAAGCTCATTCCCCGAGTGGTATAAGGAGAAGCGTTTTGACCCGTTCAGAAAACATTGGGACACCTTTTATCGGTGCGACAAAGATTTCTTCTGGACATGGGACCAATTCATCGCAGACTTGAAAGGGAAGTAAATGGAGCAATTCGCATTTCCAACAATCATTGATAAAGAAGACACTCTCTGGTTTGACCAAGCAAATTGCAAGGGCTCAGATACCGAGAGTTTCTTTGTAGAAAGCGGAGATAACTATCCGCCAGAGTTAGCAAGAATCTGCAAAGCCTGTGACGTCAAGAATGAATGTTTGGCATTTGCCGTGAAGTACCGTGTTCAGGGGTACTGGGGTGGAACCAACGAAAAGCAGCGTAAGTTCTTACGCTTCGGGTTCCCCGTCAGGTGAATCAGTAAAGTCAGTGTCGTCTTCTGCCACGATGCCGTGAGTCCGCTCTGCGTGGCAGTTGGCACATACCAACTCGCACTTATCAATCTCAGTCTGAAGAACCTCTAGCGACACAGAGGAATGGGCTAGGTCAGCCACATTAGCCCGCTTATTGCCAAGGACATGGTCAAACTGCATCACATAGTGGGGATAGATGACCCCACAGTCGGTGCATGGGGTGACGGCCTTGATGTCCCGGATAAATTGGCGGTTCCGGTTGCGGTACTCCACCTTCCACTCGTAAGTGGTTTTCTTAATCTTTTCTGAGTTAGCCGCATAATGTTTTCTCTGGGCTTCTCTTTTTTTGTTTATATCCTTAAATGGCATGGGGGAGACTTTACACTATACCCATGGCTAAATGCGTAAAATGTGAACACGAGTTGGAATTGGGTGTCTGTGTATCAGATACCTGCAAGTGCATCTGTATGGACCGAGAGTTAGAGCGTAATACCTATGACCGTTAAAGTCTATGGCCCCTATGCTGATAAGCAGAAGGGTGGACGCAAGCGTATGGTCAAGTACAACGACGAGACTGGCGCTATGACCTCTACTAACGCAGCCCGTTACAAGAAAGAAAAATCACTAGGGCGCAAACTCCGCAAAGATGAGCATGTTGACCACAAGGACAACAACAAGCACAATGACGGAGCCAAGAACCTTCAGGTTATGAAGGCCTCAGATAACATTGCTAAGGGAAACAAACATAGAAAGAAGAAGGCTAAATAATGGCACTAGGTAACGTAGGTAATCCAGTTCCTCCAGTTGGCGCTAACCCACAGGGCACAGCAGCACGCTTCTTAGAAGTTGCTAAGTCTCAGGTCGGCGTTATTGAAGGCCCAAAGGATAACGAGACAATTTACGGTGCCTTCACTGGCGCCAACTTCCAAGCATGGTGTGGCTCACTCATGATGTGGTGCGCTGACAAGGCTGGCGTAAAGCTTCCTAACACCGTTTATACCCCTAATGGCGTTGCAGCCTTTAAGAAGATGGGCAAGTGGGCAGATGCCGCTACCGCTCATCCACAGCCAGGCGACCTCGTCTACTTCTCATTCGTTCCACACGCTCTACCTAACAGTCCAATTCAACATGTGGGGGTTGTCGTCAAAGACAACGGAGATGGCACTATTACCACTGTGGAAGGAAACACCACACCAGACTCAAAGCCAAAGGGTTCACCTAACAATGGTGGCGAGTGCGCTATGAACGTTCGTGGTTACAAGGTAGATAACAAGCGCCACTTGTGGGCCTCTGTAGTCGGTTTTGGGCGCCCAGATTACGTCGGTGCAACCTCAGACCACCCAGCCACTCCAGCGGCTCCTAAGCCCGCTCCAGCCTTCCCAGGACAGATTAAGCCTGGCGATAAGGGTGACGGGGTCAAGTTGATTCAACAAGCCCTAGATTTGGACGCAGACGGCGATTACGGCCCAGCGACAAAGAAGGCAATTATCGCAATTCAGGATAGTCACGACCATTTGGACAGCAACGGCATCGTCGGACCAGCTACTTGGGCCGAGATTATGAAGCATCTGGACTAATCGGACATTTACCGAAACCCCCTTTGGCGTGATAGCCTTGGGGGGTTCCTTATTAGGGGGTAGAAATGACAACTATTGTTGGAGTCCAGTACCACGATAAATGCGTCATTGTTGCTGATAATCAAGTTACAGATGACCAAGGTCGCCGCTTTCTTCATCCTGACATGAAGAAGATTGCTGAAAGAGGCGCATTCCTTATTGCAGGTAGTGGCGAGGTTAGTCCGTGCGACATCGTTCAGCACTTCTGGAATCCTCCTAAACTAACCGCTACTGATAAAAAAGACTTGTATCACTTTGTTATTACCAAGGCGATGCCTTCTATGCGTAAGTGTCTAACTGATAATGGTTATGACTTTAACGAAGGTAAGGGCGATGGCAAGGATGATTCAGAACAACGGTTCCACTTCTTACTCGCCGTTGGTGGGGAACTATTTGATATTGGCGATGACCTATCGGTCTGTCGCACAGAAGAAAACTGGTATGCCGTAGGTTCTGGCGCACCGTATGCATTGGGTGCCCTATTCATGGGCGCTACTCCAGAAGAAGCCGTTGAAGCAGCTTGCAAGTTCAGCGTTTACTCATCTGGACCTTTTCTCACTATGGAGCAATACAAGTAACTGATAGGGTGGACTCATGGAACAAGTATCAAACCGACAAAAGAAGATAGACTTTCGTAAAGCAGTCCAACTAGAGACTCTTACCAAAAAGCGTCAGCAAGAGGCAGAAGACCGCTGGACTAACGCACAAATCAAAGCAGCAGGATTTCAATCAGTATTGGACTACGCAGTAGAGCAGTACACACAACACAAGGAAGAATTAGAAGAAGACGTGATTACACAAACCGAAGAAGCAATTAAGCAACGCCAATCAGAGATTGAGCAGTTCCTTATGTCAGAAAAAGATATCTATTTAGAAGCCATGGGAATCCAGGCTGACTGATAATTAGACAATGAGCAAAAATAACGAATTCCAAACTGGCTCCAATAAGCGGAGTAAGAAAGCTGTTATTTTTGACCTTGATGGAACTCTTGTAGATGTAGAGGATTACGAAGCCCTACATAAGACAAAGAACGAAGAGTTCCGCAGAGTGGCAGAGAACGCTGATGCGTTTCCTCACATGGTTGCTAAAGCAAAAGAGGCACGACAGAAGGGTCGGGACATAGTTATCCTCACCGCTCGTTCTGCCCACTACCGCAAAGACACCCAAGAGTGGCTTGCCAAGCATGGAATCCCTTATGACCAACTTTTCATGCGCCCTATCGGCAATGAAGAGAAGGACAAGAAGGTAAAGAAAGAAATCCTTGAGGACCGCATCCTTCCCCACTTTGACGTCAAGAAAGCCTATGACGATAAGAAGAAGAATGTTAAAATGTTCCGTAAGGAAGGCATAGACGCAAAGCAAGTAAACTAGAGGGGGCTCTAGCAACCGAGGGGTTGAAAATGAAAGACAATGTAAAACTATTTTGGAACGTGTTGATGCGTATTGTCGCAGCCTTCACAGCAAGTGCTCTTGGAGTTATCGGTGCCGGTGCTATCGCACACATTTCAACTCTTAAGGCTATGACCGTTGCAGGTCTCACAGCATGTGCAACTGTTGTTGAGAAGCTTGCTCGTGGATTCATGGACGATGGCAAGTTGTCTCTTGATGAGATTAACGCAGCGTTTGCTGCAGTTGATACACAAGCAACAACTGCTGCTGACCTTCAGGTACAGGCACGTCAGTCAGGAGCAGACCTAACAGTCTCTGCGGCTGATGGTTCTATCGCACCTGTTGCAGCACCAGCTGCTCCTGCAGCACCTGCAGCACCTGCAGCACCTGCAGCTCCAGAAGTTCCTGCAGACCCTAACTACAACTAATTACCAGTTGAGTAGAACCCTGAGCCTTTGAACTGAAGGCCAAACGGGGTAAAGACTCGTTGAAGAGCGTAGCCACACTTGTCGCAGACATACTTAGGTTCTGCGTCATGGATGCTACGCTCTTTTTCGTAGTTAATATCGCATTCAATACATGAGTACTCATACTTTGGCATGGCGGTCATCTTACACGAGAGTAGAATAACAACATGATATCTAACTCAGAATTTGGTCAGAACGCTATGACCGCTAGCAAGCAGGCTATGCCTGAGAGCGGCAAGTACGACGGTCCTTCAGGTATCAGCGCTCCAGGCGGAGAGAACAGCTTTGCAGCACATGTTACTTCCCCTATTGCAGGCTCAGGAAGCGGCAACTAGTGACAAGCACAGAGGTTGAGTTCCTAGCAACTGACCGCTGTGACCGCTGTACTGCACGTGCCATGGTTCGTGCAACCTTCGCTCATGGGGAACTTATGTTCTGCGGACATCACTCCCGTGAAATGGGCGACAAACTTCTTACGACCGCTTTATCGGTATACGACCCAGAAGGATTACTAGACTATGTCAGCCGTTAACGACCAAGACCCAACGCCGTTAACGACTACACGGTATTACAGCTCCCACGACCATCCATCCAGCAAACTATCCGCACCACAGTTTGACCATGTAAGCAACGGCATGTACGGCGGACCTGGCGGACAGTATGGTCACTACAACGAAGGAAACATCAATGAGCAATCTTAGTCACCAGTTTGACGGAGCCCAAGAAGCGTTTGATATCGCTGAGCGTCGTCGCCATGCTCGCAAGATGGAGTCAGGATTTGTAGGTAACGGAGTTATGGCTGGAATCTACCCAGGAGTTATTGGCGGTATGGGAGTCGGCTCAATCACTCAGACGCAGTCTTCTAACTACGAGAACCCAGTGCAAGAACTTGGCGAAAACATGGGCGCTACAGGTAGCAATGGTGAAGAGACAAGCGAAACCGCTAATACCAGCGCAGGCATGGGTGAAGGTGGAACAGCAGTAACAGGTTCTGCTGGTGGAGGGATGCCGTGAGCAAACAACTCAATCGTAAAGTTCTTAAAGTCAATAATCGTCGTGGAGTAAAGCAAGTATTTCAGTATGTTGAACCAACACTAAAGTCTGTTGCAGAACCTTCTATTGTTTCTTGGCGTGGACCAGGTAAGGGTGTTGAAGGCGAATCAACTAACGCACAAGACCTTGGTTCTAAGCAGATTATTAATAAGCGTAGAAAGCCGATGTAATCTCTGCTTTAATTAGCACCTGAAGGGCATGAGCATTCCGAGGGGAATACTTGACCAAACTACGTTTACACGTAGCACAATTCGTTTTATTAGCTAGCGCTTTATTTCCGCTATTACTCGCATCACCAGCACAGGCTGACGCCACATACACACTAGAACAGTACAACGCTTTAGTTGCAGCTGATACTAGTGCTGTTCAAGCTGCTCAAACAGCTCTAGATTCTGCTAACGCAACATTGTTTGCAGATATCACAGCAAAAGCACTAGCTGACCAAGCGGTCGTAGATGGCGCCACCGTGCTTGCTGCAGCACAGGCTGCGTATGACAATAGCTCTGTCCCTGTCGTTTCACAGAGTGGTTCCGGTATTCACGTAGATATCTACAACAACACTTATCACACGATGTCCCCTAATCCCTCAAACTTGTGCCGTTCAGATACCCTTGCTCAGATTGCAGCTAACTGGGGTAATGGCTCAGTTGCTGGGTGTAATAGCGACCGTGTGACTATCCACTACACAGGCACAATTACTGTGCCTACAACCGGTGCCTATCGGTTTATGGATATAGCTGATGATGGCTTTTACATGACCTTTGATGGTCAATTGCTAATTAACGATTGGCGGGACAAAGGTTGCGGAGGTTCTTGGAGCCCTTACGTTCAATTGACCGCAGGAACAGCCTACTCAATTGATGCGTGGTATTACGAAAACGGTGGTGGGGCTTGTTCAACGCTCTACTATGCGACTCAGGGCACTAATCAGAGCGTTGTTCCAGCATCGTGGTTTGGCACAGCAACAACTACATACGCAAAAGATTCCACGCTACTCCCCGCTATTGACGCCGCTAAAGCTGATGCAGATAACCGTAAAACAGTGGCAATTCAACTTGCTACTCAAGTAACTGCAGACCAAGCAGCGGTTGATTCTGCTCAAGTAGCTTTAGACACAGCCAAAGCAGCTCTCGCTGCTATTCCCCCTATGGAAATAGACCCACCTACAAACCTTGTGGCGACTGTAGATGGTGGAACTGTAACGTTGGCTTGGAACGCTCCTACCGCAAATCTTATTCCAGAACGATATGCAGTGACGTGGACTATTCCTGGAGCCAACGGTTGGGGAGTAGCCTCTACCACAACCTCAATTACTTTAGATAAGCAGCTATTCTCTTCAACAGGTGGTTGGAACAAAGACTACACATTTATGGTTCGTTCTGATAACGACTCTGCTCCGCTGTATTCTCAGTATTCAAACTCTGTAACGGTCCATCTGAACGACCCGACTCCACCAGTCGTCGTAGTGATTCCTCCATCGCCCTCCGAGACTCCAACTGCCAAGGTTGAGACGCATACCGTTGTTGACGTTCCCACTCCTTCACCTTCCGTGTCTCCAGCTCCAGAAACCACAACATCAGTAGTGCAAGAAACAGCAACGGCGCAAACACCAGAACCGACACCCAGTCCATCACCTACACCAGCGCCTTCACCAGAGCCATCAGTAGAACCGCAGCCACAGTCGCCATCTCAAACAGACACAGGGACAGGGCAAACGACTTCACAGCCGATTCAATCATCTACTGGAAGTCCTTCCGACTCTCAAACTGTAAGTCCGGTGACCACTGACCCGGCTCCAACACCTCAACCCGCTCCTCAGCCTGAGCCAGTGAATCCTGTTGTGGCACCCGTAGTTCGTCCAGAGCCTTCTCCAGAGCCCGCTCCAGCGGAAACACCCAGTCCTCAACCTGACCCTTCTCCAACACCTGCACCCGCTGCAGATGCTTCACCTGCGCCAGAACCGAAGCCAACTGATAGCGCATCCCCTACACCCGACCCGTCTGCACAGCCCACAACAGCGCCAACACCAGAACCAAAGCCAACCCCACAACCGTCCCCATCACCAGCGCCAGAGCCTTCAGCCCAGCCCGCAGTGACTCCTTCACCACAGCCCACCCAACCATCGCCAGCCCCAACGCCAGCATCAACAGAACCTGCTCCCGCATCGTCAAACCTCATTCCTAATAATCCAAATTCGCTATCTGACACTACACCAAAAGTGGCTCCTGCAGATGCCCTAGTTGCTCACGTTCAAGTAGACAAGCCTGGCGTAGAGAACGGTGGAATTGAGTTCTTCGGAACAAAGAGCGCCCCACAGGTAGTCGGAGAAGACGGCAAGTTGACCCCACCCGCTCCCCCACCAGGTTCTGGTCTACCAATTCCACCAGAAGCAATCACTGTTACGGCTACGTTTATTGGGCAACCAGGCGGAACAACATTTAATGCTCCAGATATTGCCGTACCTGTTATTGAAACTCCAGTAACAGGAGCAATCGCAGCAGTTCCTGGGGTTCAAGTACTAAATCATGCATTCGTCGCTATGGCGAACATCGGCAACGACATGTCACCAGTAACCCGTAAGAAAGCAAAAAAGATTCTGGTCATCACTGCAGTGCTTGGTCAGATTTCACAACTTAGAAGGAGATTCTAATGAAGTTCGTCAAAGAACTACTCTCAGACCTTGCTAATCAAATTTGGACCTTTGTTGGTCTTTTCTCAGCATGGTTGGTTCTTACAGGTAGCGCAAAGACTGTAGTCGGAGATGCTACGCTTATTTCCTTATTCTTATGGATTGCGACGTTCCGACTTCGCAACCCCAAGGATAAGAACTAACCAACCTAATTAGGAGTAACACATGGACAAGAAGGTACTCGTGCTCGTTGAGCACTACATCTACGCTTCAGCTGGTACCGCAGTCGGTATCGTCGGAGTAACTCTCAAGACCCCAGGACACCACGACTACAAGTCAGTTCTTTGGGCGCTTGCTGCCGGTCTAGTTGGACCCGCACTTGCAAAGTTAAACCCTGCGTCAGTTGCTAACATTATTTCTGCAAAGACAGGCCTACCAGAGGCTGTTGTTGCTGAAGGTGTGACCACTGCTGTAGCAGATGCAGAAAAGACAATTAAGAAGAACACTAAGTAATTTAGGAGTCGCCAGTGACAACATTCTTTACAACATTGGGTATTGTCACTGGCGCTCTTATTAGTTTAGGAGTTTTGCTCAACCCTCTCCGTAAGAAGGTAAAGCGTTGGGCTAACTGGATGGAACGCTTCATGCGTGACTGGGAAGGCGAAGAAGCCGAGCCAGGTCGTGACCGTGTTCCCGGAGTCATGGAGCGCCTTAACAAGCTAGATGGTGAACTGAGCAACAACGGCGGAAGCACTACGAAAGACAAGGTAGACCGCCTCTACACCAACCAAACGCAAGTCATTGAGACTCAAAATAAGCTTGTAGAAGCATTTGTGGAGATGGGCGAACGTCTTATCAGTATTGAAAATTGTCTTACAGATAATAAGACTCCAGCCAAAAACTAGGAGACCATAGTCCCATGCCAGAGATGAATAAGGTTCAGACCAATATCCCTAACCAAGGGTTTAATCCTGTTACCGCTTTATCCAATAAGCTAAACAAGGCTGCAGGTTCATTTGGCGAAGTAGGCGCTGCACGAGTACACACTCAAGCCGCCATGAAGATGCAGGGCATTCAGCACGCACATGAGTTGACGTTGCAAGGCAACGAGCATGGTCATGAAATTCACAAGATTATTACACAAGGTGCTGTGGATATGGAAAACAACGCAGCCAACAATCGTCACGAACGCCGTCAAGCAATTTTAACTCACAACAATAACATGCAGAAGATGGCAACAGAGCACCACAATGCCACTGGATTCATGAAGACTCTTCGCACCCACGCAGAGCCTGGAACAGAAGCAACGTTTAGTCACGGAAATATCAACGCTACCTTTACCACTAAGAAGAAGGCTGCAAAAGCAGCACCCGCTCAAGAAGCTCCTGCACAGGAAGCACCTGCACAGCCAGCTCCAGCTGCGCCAGAGGCTGCACCAGAAAAGCCAAAACGATACGCATACAACCACCCAGTAACTGGGCAGTTGATGTGGGGTGACACACCTGGCGGACCAAAGGGCACCGCTAAGAAGACAGCAAAGAAAGCAGCGCCTAAGAAAGCTGCTCCAAAGAAAAAGAGATAATTATGAACTGCGCTAACTGCACTGCTACCGCTGCTCACGAATACAAGCTCACCGCTGATGCAAGCATCTTCTTTTGTGAGAAGCACATCCCAGGATTTCTCCGCAAAGCAAAGCTTGCAGGACTTCTTCCACAGACAGAAGAGCACAAAGCAAATCTTGCTGAAGGCCTAGCAAACATCAGCATAAAGCCTGCTGAAGAACCAGCACCGACACCAACTCCGTCTACTAAATCCGCTAAGAAAACGACAACTACCAATGCCGATAATTCGTAAGTTTGCAATTCAAGGACACGCAATACCCCAAGTAGCACACAGCCCTAGAGGACCTTTTCCTCCAGAAATCTTAGAACAACCCCGTATGGAATACGAGACAGGTCATTCTGACTCTCTTCATGAGGGCTTAGATGATGTGCGATTCTTCAAATGCCGTGATTGTGATGAGCTACTTTTACAAGAGCACTTAAATACCCACGACTGTGAAGAAGACTAAGGGCTGACATTAGCCAGTAATTCTAAGATACTACGTGTAAGGGTCCCCTAAGCGCATGGGGAAATTTAAACCTCTCTAGAGAAAGAAGAAAAATGGCAACAAACCAAAATGGACACCTCGTTGATTCAGCGGGCAATGTCGCAGTAGATTTCGTATGGGGTAACTTCCCATTGCAGCCAAACGATGTTCGCCTTGAAAATGGCGGAACAAACCTCAACTACGCACTTGATAGTCACAACATCGCAGAAGATGGCTGGAACGGCTACCCACTTTACACACCAAATGACCCAGGCTCACAGACTTCTGGCGTTGACTATGTAACAGTTCCTAGCGTTATCGGAACAGTTGCTACAACAGCCGCAACAGTCCTTACAGACCTTGAGCTTGTAGTTACAACAGCTGGAAATGCAACTAACTCTTCAAAGACTGTTACAGCAGCCTCACGTACAAGCAACTCACATCTCCTTTCACTTACATCCACATCACACGGCTTCTCAGCTGGTCAGTTGGTAACCATTAGCTCAGTAGATGCAACCGCTAACGGAACTTGGATTGTTGACGGTTCAACATCTGCTAACACCCTCGTTGTCGGAACAACTCCTACATCAGCACTTTCATTGACAGGTCTTTCAGGCGCAGCAGTTGCTGTTTCTGGAACCGTCAAGACTCAGAGCGTTGCAGCAGCACAAAAGGTTGCAGCAGGTTCAGCAATCACCATTACTCCTTGGGCTTAATCCCTAGTTAATGGCTCGTATTACAGGCGGCAGAGGCGTTCCCAATAGGGGGACGCCTCGTCCGTCTGCTCAGGAGATGTTGAACTCCTTTGGTAAGCAGGTTTTTGGTGATGAGTTTTCAGGCGGCCCAGTAGCGGCGTCTAAGGGTGAGTTCAATGCAATCACCGATGTCATGTACGACGACATGCAGTCAATGGATTATTACAATCCAAAACAATACAGAAACCTTGCTGGTGAATCCCCTTACGAAGACCAGCTCTTTGACCCAACAGGTCAAACGGGAAGTAGCCGACCATTCTATGAGGTCGTTGGACTTACCGGTGATTTAAGAATTCCTGGATATAAAGGCCCTCAAAATGAAGAAGATTCTTCTCCAGCAGATTTAACAGTAGTGCCTACCTCAACAACAAACCCTAAGCGCCCTCGCACAGTGGCTGCTGGTTACGATGAGGAAGAAGAGAAACTAACCGTTGTTTTCCGTGACGGTACCTTCTATAACTATTATGAAGTAGATGCCAATGAATGGAAAGCGTTTAAAGCTAACCGCTCTAAGGGAGCAATCATTGCTCAGATGCTAGACTTCAAGCCACGTGGACCAGCTGATATGAGCTCACTCTCTAAGAAGGCTCAACAAGCGTTCTACCGATTTAGTCGTGGTGCTCAGGTACATCAAAAAGGCAAAGCAGCAGGACAAGCAGGAACTAAGTACAAAACGTATGGTCAAAAGACCATCGCACGACAAGGCGGTAAGAATCCGTCTAAAGGTGGACGAGCACAAAAAGGAAGATAGATGCCCAAGGTACACAACATCGGACCAAAACACTTTGTACAACTTATTGACTTTCCAGTTATTTGGGGCAAGAAGTTTGTTGTCCGTGGATGGACGCAGGAGATTGAAGAACCGTTTAGAAGTTCTACTCCCTATTTAGTAAGATTACCTAAGCACAAAGCTATAGCCTTCGGAAAATGGACTGGCTTTAAAACAGAAGAAGAAGCACTCAATTCGGCACTAGAAACACGGGAAGTTACATACGATGATTTTACGGAAGAAGCAGGATGGACACCAGCCCCAGACTCGGGTGGAGAAGAGAGTAGCGAAGATTTCTACTCCAGACTTGATTCAATGGATGGAGCACAGTATGTACACGATTGGAAAACTTATTACCGAATGGCAAAAGAGTCCGAATAGCGACCAACTTTTAGACGAAGTTGTTTTAGGAGCAGAAGCGTTCCACGCCATCGCTAAGGAACTTAAGCGCCGTGCATAAGTGTGATATGCTTTTCCTAGCTTCACCTCTCTCTCGGTCTGGCGATGACCCACAGCAATGTGGGTCTAGTCAAGTAATGAGGAACAATGCCTATTGATTATGACGACGAGAAGTTTGAGGAAATCAATCCCGAGTTCTATTTACAGGACAACGAGGATAATGAAGACTCTCCCCCAATTGATGACCTTATTGATGAGCTCTCCCAGGAGTTCGTAAACAAACTTATTGACAAGATGATGGACTTCTTAAAGGTCCTTGTTGGTCACGACCTGCATCCTTACCAGAAGCCATTAGCACGACGCATCATGGAATCCGTAATCATTAACGATGCTGAAGAAATCACAGCACTTGCTGCTCGTCAGTCAGGTAAGTCA